AAAGGTCTTTTATCTACTCTTGTTCAAAAACTAAATAATTAGAAAAATGGCACAACAACAGGTAATCACTTTTGATCCAGATGTTGCCGTTCCAATGGGTGTAAATCTTACCATATTTTCTGGTGCTGATTTTAACACTACATTTACAGTAAAAACTTCTGCTGGTTCTAGTATAGATTTTTCCAACTATACAGGAAGAAGTAATATGAAGAAATCTGCGATTGGAACTGCAAATACTTTTGGCGTGACTCTTGGTGACACAAATGGAAGAATAACTCTTTCTATGGGTTCGACTGTTACTAGAAGTTTATCTGAAGGTAGATATCTATATGATATTAACGTAAGTTCTGGTTCTACTTTCTTTAAAGTTATAGAGGGTAATGTGCTTGTCAGAACAGGTATTTCAACTTAGAGGTGAAGAATGGCTCAACCAAGTTCCAGAGAAGGATTAATAGATTACGCAAAAAGACAGCTTGGATTTCCTGTCTTAGAGATTAACGTTGCAGATGAACAGTTTCAAGATCTGTTAGATGATGCTATTCAGATATATCAAGAGAGACATTATGATGGCATCGCAAGAATGTATTTGAAATACAAAATTACACAGGATGATATTGATAGAGGACAAGCAAGAGGAGGAGATTCAACTTTAGGAATCACAACAACTACTACAACATCAACGGTAGGATTATCTACAACTTTTAATATAGAGGAAAATAATAATTACATACAGATGCCTCCATCTGTGATCGGAGTCAATCAGATATTTAAAGTTAGATCTGATACTGTTTATGATGGTTTATTTAACATTCGTTATCAATTGTTCTTGAATGACTTATATGCCTTTGGATCTATTGATCTTCTTCAATATGCAATGGTTCAAACTAAACTTGAGGATATTACTTTCTTATTAAATCCAGATGTAAGATATCGATTTAACATTCGTCAGGATCGTCTTTATATTGATGTTGATTGGGCGCAGATAAACAAGGATGATTTCTTTGTTATTGATTGTTTCCGAATATTAGATCCAGATGATTTTACAAAAGTTTATAACGATCAATTTTTGAAAAGATATTTCACTGCGTTATGTAAAAAACAATGGGGTATGAATTTGATTAAGTTTCAAGGTGTTCAATTGCCTGGCGGTATTCAGTTAAATGGTCGTCAGATATATGACGATGGTGTCAGAGAACTTGATGAGATAAGATCAAAAATGGCTACTGATTATGAGATGCCTCCACTTGATATGATTGGATAATGTTAAATCCTTTTTTTCTACAAGGTTCTCAAGGAGAACAAGGTTTAGTACAGGACTTAATTAATGAACAATTAAGGACGTACGGCCTTGACTGCCATTATATTCCTCGTAAGTTGATGACATCAAGAACAATCATGAAAGAAGTGGTTGAGTCTAGATTTGATCAGGCCTTTCCTCTTGAGGCATATTTGATGAATGTTGATGGATATGCTGGTCAGGGTGATATACTTACAAAATTTGGCGTTAGGGTTACAACAGAGGCGACATTTGTTATTTCTAGAGAGAGATTTGAGGAATCTGTTGCACCATTCTTGGAACAACAAGAAGATGATTATGAGATATCAAATCGTCCAAGAGAAGGTGATTTGTTATTCTCTCCTTTAGGAAAAAAATTATTTGAGATCAAATATGTAGAATTTGAAAAACCAAACTATCAATTAAGAAAGAACTATACATATCAACTTACATGTGAAGTGTTTGAGTATGAGGATGAGGTTATTGATACAAATGTCAATACTATTGATCAAGTTGTTCAAACAGATGGTTATTCTGCAAGACTCATATTATCTGGTGTCGGTGCTACTGCAACTGCGAACACAACTCTTAATTTTGGCACAGTTCAACAAATATTTGTGCAGAACGATGGTTACGGATATCTTACTGCACCTACTGTTTCAATCAGCACATCACCTGGCGTAGACGCAACTGCGGTTGCAATCATGACATCTAGATCAGGTATCGGAACTGCTAAATCTATAGACAAAATTCTTTTAATCAATCCTGGCAGTGGATACATCGGAATACCCACTGTAACCGTGCCAGGCACTGGTATAGCGACTGCTGGCATCACTACTCTAGGTTCTGTAGGTATCGTTACAATTACATCTGGTGGCTCTGGTTACACCACTACACCAAATGTTGCGATTACCACTGCACCATCAGGAGGAACTGATGCAACTGCTGAGGCTGTAATGGTTGGTGGAACGATTAGTGCAATCAGAATCAGTAACGCTGGTAGTGGATATACGACTGCACCAACGATTACAATCGGTGCTGCAACATCAATAGGTGATGGAAATTATATCTTTAATGAAACTGTTCAAGTATCATCAGATTCTTCAGAAACTGCAAGAGTCAAAGTATGGGATGAAGGATCTCGAACTCTTGATGTTGGTATGTTAACTAAGATGCAATTCCAAGTTGGCGAGAAAATAAAAGGACTCGAATCTGGTGCAGAATATGTAATATTATCTGTGAGTTATGATCAACCAAATGATTATCCAAATGGTGAATATAATGCTAATCAGTATAATGATAATGCAGCATTTGAAACAGAAGCGGATGCAATTTTAGACTTCTCAGAAGGCAATCCGTTCGGAACATTCTAAATAGTTAGAAAGCTTTGATATGTTAGGTACTTATTTCTATCATGAAATATTAAGAAAGACAGTTATCGGCTTCGGTACTCTCTTTAATAATATTAACATTCGACACAAGGATGCGAGTGGAACAAATTTTAGTGTCATGAAGGTGCCATTGGCTTATGGGCCAATGCAAAAATTCTTGGCAAGAATTCAACAACAACCAGATTTAAACAGAGAGATTGCAATAACTCTTCCAAGATTATCTTTTGAGATGCAGGGAATACAATATGACCCAACTCGTAAGACTGGAATTGCACAGACTTTTCTTGCAAAAAGTGGAACAACTGCAAAGAAAGTTTATATGCCTGTCCCTTACAATGTTGGATTTGAACTTAGTATCATGGCTAAGTTAAGTGATGATGCGTTACAAATATTAGAACAGATAGTTCCTTATTTTCAACCATCATTTAATATTACAATTAACTTGATAGATTCGATTGGTGAGAGAAAAGATATACCGATTATTTTAGAAAGTATAAATCAAAGTGATCAGTATGAAGGAAGTTTTGAGACTCGTAGAACTATTATTTACACCTTATCATTTACCGCAAAAACTTATCTATTCGGGTCAGTTGCGGATGATCCAGCAGGTCTTATCAAGAAAGTTGACGTTGATTACTATGGTAGCACAAATATTAAAACTGCAAAGAGAGTTCAAAGATACAGTGCGACACCTCTTGCTAAACAAAATTATGATGACGACACAGCGACAGTTCTTGATGGTGCTATCTCTGAGAAGGTTACACAGTTTAAAGTTAGTGCAACTACCGATTTAGCTGCAAATCAAAGAATCATCATTGATACTGAAATCATGAAGATTAGAAGTATCAGTGGTCAGAATGTAACTGTATTCCGTGCTCACGATAATACGGTTGCTGCAAAACATGAACACAATGCAACCATTGGTGTTCTTAGTGCGACTGACAACACATCAATTGAATTTGGTGATGATTTCGGTTTTGATGAAATGTCATCATTCTTTAGTGATGGTAAGGAGTTCAGTCCTTCACAAGGTATAGACATCTAGGAGAGTTATGAAAAATTTTGATTCTATCGAGGAAGCACTTAACGTTGATACAGAGGTCGTTGAAAACGATAAGATTGAACCTCGAAAGAATCAACTGAAAAAGAGTGACCAAAACGATTCTGAAAAAGACTATGAATATAGTCGTGCAAATTTATATTCTCTCGTTGAGAAAGGACAAGAAGCAGTGAATGGTATATTAGAATTGGCTCAGGAGTCGGATTCTGCGAGAGCATATGAAGTTGCTGCAACTACAATCAAAGCAGTTGCAGATACAACAGACAAACTTATTGACCTACAACAAAAAATGAAGGATCTAGAACAAGATCCAAACAAAGGGCCTACTAATGTCACAAACGCATTGTTTGTAGGTTCAACAGCGGAGTTATCAAAATTAATCAAGAATCAAAATAAAGATGATAAATGAAATCTCCAGAACTATCAGAATTTTTTAGTCTTCTCGGAAAGGCCAAGAAAGAAAAGAAAGAGGAATTTGATAATCTTCTCAAGGAAGCGGACATCAATCTTGATGTCTTAACTTCGTCTGTCGTTACTGGAATTAAGGAAGCAAAAGTAAACATAAAGAAACAGAAGAAGAAAGAAGAAAAATTAATCGAACAACTAGATTCAATAATAGATGTAATCGAAAATCCAAAAGAAGTTAAGGATATTACAGAACCAGAAGTAACTGTAGGGGTGCCTGAAGATTTTGATATTACAACTTTAGAGGACGCTGATGATAACGAAACAGTTGAAATTATAGACATAATCAAACCAGAACCAATTAAGACACCAGAAATAAGTGATACTGTCGCACAAGCAATAAAGTTTATTGAAGAGACAAATATTAAAGAGGAAGTTGAAAACGAAGATGAGACTAGTGTAGATAGTCTTAAGTCAGAAATAAAACAAGTAAGAGATATACTATACAAAGTTCTTGCACATGGGCCTGGATCTGGTGAAGTTAATCTTCTAAAACTTGATGATGTTGATGAGGACACAGCAAAGGTAGATGGTAAGTTTCTAAAATATGATTCTTCAAGTGGTAAATTTATAGGTGCTAATGCAAGTGGCGGTAGTTCAGAAAATATTGCATACACAGGAATTGTAACTGCTGCACAGTTCTCAGGATATAGTCATCTGATTGCTCCACACGCATCAACTAAAACAATCACAGTTAAGGTTGCAAGTAAGGTTGATGGAGAACACAGATACTATGGAACAGGCAGTGGTCAAGGATATGTTTTAGATAATGTTCAGTCACCTTTTCTAACACTTACACCTGGCAGAACGTATCGTTTTGATGTATCAGACAGTTCTAATAGTGGTCATCCATTTAGATTTTACTATGATGCTGCAAAGGCAACTGCATATACAACAGGAGTTACTGTAGGATCTGGTTATGTAGATTTAGAGGTTACAGATACAACACCAACAGTTTTACATTATCAATGTTCTTCTCATGGTTACATGGGAAATGCAATTCAGGTAAACTCGAATGTAGTTGATACACCTTCAGGAGGGACTGTTCGAGGAACACTTACTGCGACAGCTTTCTCAGGGCCACTTACAGGTAATGTTACAGGTAACGTAACTGGTGATGTCACAGGAGATATCACATCATCAGGTAATTCTCAATTTACTAACCGTCTTCAATTAAAAAGCACTGATAGCACACCAGCAAGATTAGATTTTTATTGTGAAGTAAGTAATGCACATTATCTTAGATTACAAGCACCACCACACGCACAGTTTTCTGGTAATCCTACAGTTGTATTACCAAACTCAGCTGGAACATTATTACTGTCTGACGGATCTGGTGCAAGTTTAACTAATTTAAACGCATCTAATATTTCATCAGGAACTATTAACGCTGCAAGAATACCAACTCTTAATCAAGACACAACTGGTAATGCATCAACATCTACTCTTGCCACTAATGCACAAGGATTAACAGGAACACCAAATATCACAGTTGGATCTATCATTGCATCATCTGGAACATTTAGTGGTAATGTCACCATTGGTGGTGTTTTAACATATGAGGATGTTACTAACGTAGATTCGATTGGAATAATTACCGCAAGAGCTGGAGTTCTAGTTGGTAGTGGAGTTACTCTGAGTAAAGATGGTGATGTATTTGCAACAGGTGTTTCAACTTCAACCAAAGTTCATGTAGGTGTAGATACAGGAGTTTATGGTGAAGATTTAGTTGTAACTGGAGATGCCAGAGTTACTGGTATCCTAACGATTGGTACAGGTTCGATTGTTCTTGACCCAACTGCAAAACAACTTCGTGGTCTTGAAGAAATTGTTATCGGTATTGCAAACACAATCACAATCAAACAAGATGCTAAGGGTGAGATTGAATTTACTGATGCAGTTGGAACTCCTAAGTCTGTTGGAATTGGAACTACTGTATCAGTCAATACATCTGGTATTATCACTGCGTCAAGTTTTGTGGGTGGCTTTACGGGTGACTTGACGGGAACGGCATCAAATGCAACTCAACTAGGTGGTCAAGCTGCGTCACATTATCTGAATTATAATAATTTTTCAAACACACCAACAATACCAACTAATAATAATCAACTAACTAACGGTGCTGCATTTGTCACATCTTCGATTATAAATGCGTTGAGTGCCAGTAATCTATCATCTGGAACTATACCAGATGCAAGATTTCCATCCACACTACCAGCGATTGACGGATCTGCACTTACAGGTATTGCAGTTACAGATAACATAAGGACAAATACAAACGCAACTTTCTTACAGAATGTCAACGTATCTGGAACAACAACTGCAACGACATTTATAGGAAATCTTACAGGTAACGTAACTGGTAATGTTTCTGGTACATCGGGATCAACCACAGGTAACGCTGCAACTGCAACAAAACTTACAAACGCAAGAACTATTGGTGGTGTATCTTTCGATGGTTCTGCTAACATCAACCTACCAGGCGTAAACTCTGATGGTAATCAAGATACAACTGGTAACGCAGCTACATCAACACTTGCAGTCAGTTCTCAAGG